TTTGATCGCCTGCTGGCGACCGAAGAGGCGATCACGCAAGAGCGCCGAGGTGCGACCTACCAGATCTCTCCGGGCGTCCTTGCTGGTGCTACGCCAGCCGAGGCAAACGAGCTGCGCAAACTCTCCGCAGAGGCAGAGACTGAGGCCCGAGACCTCATGGCGTCTCGAGTTGAGAACAGCCTGCGGAGAGAGGCCCGGGACGCACGTCGAGCCCGGCGGGAGGTCTTAGCAAACGAGATCGCAGAGCAGGTCGCACTAGAGCCAGTGCACGCGGCGGTGACCATCACCAAGACCGGCGTCATGCCACGCGGGACCAAGACCGGTACGGGGAAGATTAGCCGCGAGGAGTTCGTGGCCGTCTTTGGTGAACCGGCGCTGGCCCGCATGCCGAAGGGTATGGTCTCTGGTAAGGTCCGCCCAGCCAACGCCATCCCGCTCGGTGATCTGGCCACTTTGTCGGGGTTCCCGGACATGTACGCCATGATCGACGAACTCACGAGCGACGCATACAAGCCTGCAGCAGAGGTCACCAAGGATCGGGTCGACGCTGCCATGGCACAGGAGTTTGGGCAGGACGTAGACCCAGAGACCCTGCGCACGAAGGCTGTAGAGGTCGTCAACAACACCAAGTTCCAACAGCTCCAGCAGCTCCAGCTCCGCATCCTCCGCCGGTTGTCGGGTACTGCTCTGGCTCGACTGGCTCAGCGGCAGGCAGAACAGCAGGGTGCCCCACCGGCAGCGGCAGACACTGCCGCTGCCGCTGCTGCCCAGACAGAACAGACCGCAGCCCAGACGCCGCAGGAGGGTATACAGGCGGCCCTCGCGAGGATCAGGGCAGATGTGCAGCGCACGGCCAACGCCAGCCAGCGTCGAGCTCAAGGTGCCGCACGGAAGCAGACAGCAAAGATCCGGTTGGGCATGGACCCCGCCGCGATCACAGAAGCAGCCAAGCGCTACATCCAAGGGATCAAGGTCAAAGACGTCACGCCAGCCAGATACATGCAGGCAGCGAAGCGCCTGACGGCCAAGATCGAGCGCGCCATTGCTGATCGGGATTACACCGCTGCGGCCTCTTTGATGGAGCAGCGCGCGCTGAACCTTGAGGTGGCTAAGCAGGCCGCCGTAGTTCAGAGCAGTGTGGAGCAGCGCCGCCGCCGGTGGCGTGAGGTCACTGCCAGATCGGACAAGCGGCTAGCACAGAACTACTCGATGGACTGGTTCAACGCGATCCGTCTTTTGCTGGAGCCCTTTGGTCTCGGTAGGAATACCCCGCGAAACTACGACCCCGCCATCGCTCTGGCCAGCCTGCAGGGCGTCGAGCCCACCCTCTTTGCCGAGATCCAGTTGGCCCTCACCGGGTATGGCCCGCGCGCCCGAGCGGCACAGCAGGCGAACCCAAACAACCCGTACAAGGATCTGACGGTCACGGAGATCAACGAAATCTTTGATGCGGTGACTGCCTTCCTAGCCAACGCCAGAGATAGTCAGGGTATCCTTGTTGAGGGTCGCCGGGTCGCGTTTGAGGCGATTGCTACCGAGGTGGACATCAATGTAAGCCAGCGCAAGCAGGTCCAGAAGCAGGCTAGAAAGCAAGAGCGCGGCCGGGGCAGCCGCAGGTTCCGCGAAACCAGCCGCCAACTCGGTGCCTTCAAGGCAAGCCTGCGTCGGGTCGAACAGTGGGCGCGAGACTTTGACAATGGCGACCCTCGCGGGCCTCTGACCCGGTATCTCGTCCGCCCTGTGATGGATGCGGTTGACCAGTACATGGTCGCCCGCAGAGGGCCGCAGGAAGCCCTCGCCGCCCTGATTAAAGGGCGCACTGACTTGATGAGCGTCAAGCCGATCCGGGCCACCGAGCTGGAGGGCTACACGTTCCAGACCAAGGGCGAGCTGATCATGGCCTTGCTGCACACAGGCAACTCGAGCAACCTGCGTAAGCTACTCCTTGGCGGTGCCACAGATGTGGAGACCGGCCGCAAGTATGTGTGGGGCGAGGACGTCGATGGCGACCTGAACCCGGCGAGGTGGGATGCGTTTATCGCTCGGCTGTTCGCGGATGGCACCCTCACCAAAGCAGACATGGATCTGGTGCAGGGGATCTGGGACATATTCGACAGCACCAAGCAGCAGGCTCAGGCAGCCCACAAGAAGATGTACGGGTACTACTTCACCGAGGTTATGCCAGAGCCGCTGTCTACGCCGGTCGGTGTCTACGCTGGTGGCTATGCGCCCGCGATCACTGATACCATGATGAACCCAGACGGAGACCGCTTTGAGGCTGAGGAGGTTATGTCTCAGCAGTCCAATGCCGCGATGTTCCCGGGGGCAGAGAAGGGGTTCACCCAGTCTCGCGTGGAGTACAACCAGCCACTCGACCTCGACCTCACCCGCATCCCTGCACACTTTGATCGGGTCATGAAGTTCTCCTACCTTGGCCCTGCAGTCAGGCAGGCGGCGCGCTTGGTAACAAATAGGCAGTTCCGGGCCGCCATCGCCCCGGGCAGCCCTGACGTGATCGACGTCGCAGTCATTCCGTGGCTACAGCGCACAGTGCAGCAGCGGGTCACCACGCCACCGACTAGCCGTGGCTGGTCCGGGCTGTCTACGGTGGCGGCAGCCATTGATCGCCGGGTCGGTCTCCACATCATGGCAGGCAACATAGTCAACGCGGCACAGCAGATCACCGGCTTTCCGGTCGCTGCTGCGCGCATCCCTGCACGGCACTTGGCTGTTGCTGCCACCCGGTGGCGGGTCAACACCCAATCCGCGCGGGCTTACATCCTCTCGCAGTCCCCCTTTATGGAGGATCGTTTGACTGGCGGGATGAACGAGGCCAGCATCGCGCTGGAAAACATCCTGACCGAACCCGGCCTGCTGAACAAGGCGCAGAACTCGGCAATGCGCTACGGCTATTTCGCGCAACAGATCGCGCAGAACTTGGTCGACCCGACGGTATGGCTGGCAGCGGAGCGGCACGGCATGGAGGTGGTGTACCCTACCGCATATGCTGACGCGCTGGCTCGCACAGGCGATGAGGCCGCCGCAGACACCGCAGCTCTGGCGGAGGTCGTCGCCTATGCGGACAGCGTCGTGCGCGACACACAGGCTCCGCTCAGGCCCAGCGACGTCTCTGGCATCGAGGCATCCTCGCCGCTCGCCCGCCTGTTCCTCAAGTTCTACTCGTACTTCAATGCGATGGGGAACCTGCTGGTGACTGAAAAGAACATCGCGATGAACAGCGACATGGGCTGGTCAGGTCGATATGGCCGGTCCTTCTACGCCTACCTGATGATCGTCACGATCCCGACCATCGTCGCGGAAAGCATCGCGCAGCTGGCGCGCAGCGGCTTCGATGATCTGGAGGACGAAGACGAGCGCGATCAGCTGATGTTCGAGCTGCTGATCGGGTCGCAGATCAAAACCATGGCAGCGATGGTGCCTTTTGCTGGATCGGTCGTCAGCACCGCCTACGGGATCGCGGTGACCGACCAGATTTACGATGACCGCATCAGCCTGTCTGCCGGTATCGGGGTCACAGAGAGCACCTTGCAGGGCGTCATCCGCCTGATCGCAGCTGCGATAGACCCCAACACAGATGTGGAGACCCAGCGCGCAGTCAAGACGACGCTCGACGCCATGGGCCTCGCGCTTGGCCTGCCGACCAACTGGGCATCCAAACCGATCAGCTACGCCATCAGCGTCAAAAAAGGCGACAGCCGCCCAGAGGGGTTTGTCGACATCATCCAAGGCGCGCTCACAGGCAGAGATGGAACCGACCGATGATTGATGATATAAGGGTAGGCAAGGAGAGCTCGACATGACGATTACCGCCCAGACATCGAAGTCAGGACCGTACAACGGCAACGGTTCCACGACGGTGTTTTCTTACACCTTCAAGGTGCTCGACGAAGAGCATCTGATCGTCACGCTGCTGGCGGCTGACAAGATCACCGAGACCGTCAAGGTGCTCGGTACAGACTACACTGTGACCGGGGTCGACAACCCGAACGGTGGCCAGATCACCATGGTGGTGCCGCCTGCCACTGGCGAGGAGCTGGTCATCACCCGGGCCGTCCCGCTCGAGCAGGAGATCGATCTCGAGAACCGTCGCGCAGTCAACCCGGAGACCCTAGAAGAGGGTCTGGACCGGCTGACCCAGATTGCGCAGGATCAGCAACAGCAGCTCGACCGGTCTATCAAGGTCGACCTGTACGAGGAAGCCGATCTCGACCAGCTGGTGCTGAACATCAATAAGCTGGCACCGCTGGATCAAGAGCTGATCACCACAGCAGGGATCGCCGATGAGATCGTCACCGTGGCAGGCATCGATGCCGACGTCACGACCGTGGCTGGCATCGCAGATGATGTCAGCGCGGTGGCCGCGATCGACACCAAAGTGGTCATCGCTGCGGACAACGTGATCGACATCACGAACTTTGCCGATGTGTACTATGGCCCGAGCGCGACCGACCCGACCACCCGTAAGGACGGCGCACCGCTGCAGACCGGTGACCTGTATTACAACACCGTCGAGGATAAGTTCCGGGTGTATAGCACTGGCGGCGGCTGGCAGCCGTTTCAGACGCAGGGCGTGGCACGCACCTTCTACGTCTCGATGACCGGTGACAACACCAACAGCGGCACATCGACAGGCGCACCTTTGGCCACCATCAATGCGGCCCTGACCAAGGCTGCAGTCGGCGGTGCATCCAACATCGTGATCGTCCATCCGGGCGAGTACGAGGTCCAGCCTGACACCGAGATCCCTGCCAACTGCGCGCTGTACGGCTATGACCTGCGGGTCACCAAGCTGAGCCTGCCGGACGGTCAGGAAGAGAACAACATGTTCTTGATGAACAGCGGCATCAAGGTTCGCGGGTTCACATTCAGCGGGCTGCAGCACGACGCGTACGACTTCGACCCAGCGACCAACAGCTTTGCCCCGCCCACCAAAGGCTGGGCTTTTGTGTTCAAGCAGGGTGCCTTGATCACTCGATCCCCCTACATTGCAGACTGCTCCCAACTCCACGGTCTGACCCAATCACAGATGGTGCTGCCGATCGATCGGGAAAATGGAAACCCGGACATGCCGCTCGGTGGTGGGAACCTGTTGGCCGACGGTTCCGTGCTCGACGCCGACAGCCCGCTCCGGTCCGTTGTCGTGGACAGTTTCACAGCGATCAACCCGAACGGCATCGGCTACGCCATCACCCGCAACGCCTTCGTGCAGCTTGTATCAGTGTTCACGAACTGGTCCCGCGTCGGTCTGTGGAGCCACCAAGGTGGGCAGGTCACCGTCGCGAACTCCAACAGCACCTTCGGCGACTATGCTCTCGCGGCTACTGGATCCCGGAACGCAATTCAGCTTGAGGGCGTCCCCAACCCCGCGAATATCACTGAGCAGGACGCGTCGGCTGGGATTATCGACAGCCAGTTTGAAAGCATCGTTGCTGACCTGATGGCGCGATACGCCACCCTTCCGGGCTGGAGCGCATCGTACGACGAGCTTGCAGAGCGCGATACGAGAACTATCCTCCGGGCGCTCGCCAACGACCTGCGGTCTGGGCAGGATCGGGCGACCCAGTATGTGATCAAGGGCTTCTTCGACTGGAATGCAAACTTTGCCTTCAACTCGGCGCTGGTTCCCATATTTTCGGCCTCTTGGGATGAGATAGAGGCTGAGCTACTGGAGCGTTTCGCCGTCCCGACCGCCAAAACAATGATCACTGAGCTAATCGGCTTCATGAAAGAAGTAGTCGCCGATGTCGCTCTCAATGGTTCGGGCAGCCAATACATCGTTGCGTTTCCATCAGTGGTTGAAGCGACTGGTCAGCAGCTTAGCTACGCCGGGTCGGGGGTCAACTACAACTCTCTGCCATACTCTCAACGCGGAACTGGCGAAGCGCCAAACCCAGCTTCGTCAATCATTGAGAATGGAGGTGGTCGGGTCTACGCCACTTTCTCGACTGAGGTGGGCGACACTTATCTCGGGAAAGACCTGCGTGTAGATTTCGAGCGCAGCACGATTGAGGGTCAAGCGTTCTCGCGCGGTGTCCAGAACATTGCACTTCCACTCATCATTGCTCTTGGAGCTTGACACATGGCCACATCAGTCATCACTACCCCCCGCCCCCCGCTCAACCTCTTCGAAGTGGTTCGCGTCGCTATCACTGACGCGATCACAGAGGTTTACGACGTTCCCGAATATCTGATCCCTGCTGACGGCCCCAACCCCGCGCAGACGATCAAGACGGCAGCGATCATCAGCAACCTAATTCTGACGAATGGGACAGCCAGCGCGATCACAGCGGCCATCTCAGTGAAAGATGCAGCGGATGTGACCCACGTCATAACTTCTGGTGAGACCATCCCGGCTTCCGGTTTCGTGAGCGTCGATCTGGACAAGCACGTCCTCGTCACGGGGGACCGTTTCCTGATCCAGTATTCTACCGGGGCCGTTGGTGTCGCCCACCTCAGCTTCGTGCTAAATCAGCGCGAGCAGTTCACGATTATCATCTAACGAGGAGCTTTCCCATGCCCATCACACTGACTGAAACCTCGCTCAATGCCTCGGTGAACAGTGTTGCCGGAACCTTTGACGGCGGCTCTGTTCAGTTCAAGGCCGGAGCGACGGTGCTTGCTGAACTCACCTTGGCCGCTGATGTGTTTCCAGCAGCCGCCTCCGGCTCAACGACCGCGACGACCACGAGTGATCCAACCCTCGGGGTGCCAGTCGTCGCAACGGGTGCCGTCACCGCAACAGGGACGTGCGACGGCTTCACCATCCTCAACAACTCGGATCAAGCCATCCTTTCGGGCACCGTCTCGGTTGTCGGCGGGGGCGGCAGTTTCGAGCTGAGCCAGACAGAGTTTTCCTCGGGCGACTTGCTGGTGATCTCGACCGTGATCTATTCTCAACCAGCCACAGGAGCCTGATAGATGGCCACCTTCGTGAACAGGGCATACGTCGAGACGGCGACCACGGGGACGGGGACAATCACGCTGGGTTCCGTGAAGGCGGGCTACCAGAGTTTCGCGGATGCTGGCGTGTCGAACGGCGACGTGGTGCGCTATGTGATCGAGGACGGCAACGAGTGGGAGATCGGGCAGGGCACTTATTCTTCCACCGGTCCGACACTCACGCGAACGGTGAGTGAAAGCAGCAACGCGGACGCAGCCCTCAACCTGTCAGGCTCGGCGGTGGTGTTCGTCACGGCGGCGGCTGCGGACATCATGAACCCGACCAATCCTGTCGTCACAGCGGGGACGATCACAGAGGATGTGCACACGCTGAGCGGCACGAGCGTTTCCTTGGAGCCTGACAACGGGTCGATCCAATCGCACACGCTGACGGGCAGCACGACCTACACTGACGGATTTTCTGCTGGTCAAGCCGTCACGTTGATGATTGACGACGGGACTACCTACGCGATCACATGGCCGACGATGACTTGGGTCAACAACGGTGGCTCTGCACCCACGCTTGCGACCACTGGCTATACGGTCATTGCGATCTGGAAGGTCGGCACAACGCTCTACGGCGCGCTGGTCGGGGACGGTTCCTGATGCTGTGGCACAAGGCTCAAGGTGCGGGCGGGACCGTTGGTGGTGGGGTTAATCCGTCATTTGACCTCTCCATTGCTCCTCCGCTGTACAGTGCGGTCTTCGCTGTCGGGGAAAAGTACGTCTACTTTACTGAGCCTGTTTACCCGAACAGTACTGACCCGAATGCTGAACGCTACCGGGTTTCGGCTATTGACGTCTCCACAGGTTCGCCGGGCGCTAAGGTCGCTGTGCTCGATCAGGTCGATGGTTCTGTTATCTCCTCTCTCAATGTGGAGATTGCTGCTTTCGTTCTAACAACGGGGGAAGAAGCTGTCGCAGCGGCGATCTATGACAGCAACGAGAATAGACAGTATCTTGCGGTCAACACCCCGGAGGAAGTGGTCAACGAGGGGGATCAGTACCTCTTAAATCTGGGAACCGGGTCCAGCAACGTCAGGAATAACGTCGCCTCCGCAGGTGAGTGGGTGGCGTATTTCAGCCACGCTAATGACCGGATTTCTGCGCGCCGCTTCCGCCTAAGTGACAATAGAGTGCAGCTAGTACAGCAAAAGAATGTCTCTGTCAGCAATATGAACTACGACCAAGGGCTGGCAATAGAGAGCACGGGAACCTATGCCTACATCACATACAATAATACGGCAATCGGGGCTTTTATCACTGCTGTAATCAATCTGAACACGGGGGCCGAGACCGACAGGCACGTGTTTTCGGCTTATCCCGGCATCGTGAACTTTTCCCAGCACGTTCGTGACGGCAAACTCTACATGTCCTCCACTAACTACGCTCATGTCTTCGACGTGTCTACACCGGGCAGCATCACGCACATCAATTCGGTGACTCTCGCCAGCACGGTATACTCCTACGCCACGGACGAAAAATTGTATGTGACGAATAGACTTAACTCGTCTTACGAGGTGTTCGACATACTTACTGGGTCGTCTGAAGGGATTGTTCCAGCTACACCGGATGGCGACTGGAAGGGTACTTTCGTCAATACCCCGGCGGACGTCAGGGGCCAGTACATCTTCATGCCCGAGAACAACACGACCAAGATTTTCGACGCGTCTGATCTGAGTAGCTTGTCGCTGGTGGGGAGCGCCGGGTACGCCAGCATTAGGATCGAAGAGATAGCTGTAAGCGCGGACGGAAACACGCTCTACGCTTTTGAAGCAGACGCTACGAACGGTCTGCTGACTTTGGCGAAGTATGACGTCACGAACAAAGCATCCCCCGCACTCCTGGGTCGGACGGGCGATCTAACTGTGAGCGAGGGGGTTTTGAACTATTACGTCGGGAAACCAGTAATTGATGGCAACCTCCTTTACACAACGCTCCAACCAACTTCTAACACGACTAGACTGTACGTGTTCGACGTCAGCGGCAGCACTCCGACAGTTGTGGGGAGCGTCGATTTTCCGTCCACGCAACTCTACGCCGACCAAGTGCTGAAGTACGGAAACTCTGTGTTTGCCTTCGGATACAGATATGCTTGGGAAGTTGACGTCACGAACCCCGCTAGTCCCTCGCACCTCACTACAAATACGTCCGAGTGCAGCGCGGTCCTGCTCGATGGAGACTATCTTTACACCGTTTCTACCTCGAACGGAGCTGGTTCTGGTGGGGTCTACTTCGAGGTCTACGATCTGGCGGGCCGCACTCCGGGAAGTGCGCTGTCACCAATCGCATCTCTCTATACCGGAGTTACTGTGTACAGCATACAAATTCCGGTTGCCTACTGCATAACCAAGGTCGGCGACGAGGTATTCACCACAATACCGAACAGCTACGAGTGCGCGATGCTTAGAGTTGACGTGTCTACCCCCAGCGCGCCAGCCTTCGTATACGCGTCTGGGACCAACTCCTACGGTCGCTCAGCATTCAATACGTCGGGGGTGGCTAGGACATTCCTCCTGCACCCAGACGGTGAGACGTTCACAACACTGGGCGCTCAAGGTTTCGGCGCAGCGAAGTGGAACCGGGTGACAGGTCTGGTTGATCAGTCCGTCATCGACACGGGGGCTCTTGGGCTGGAGCCGAGAGCCTTCGCAAACTCCACGAAACTGATTACACTTTCGTGGTCCGGCAGGATCAGCATAGGAGACTTGTAGATGCACGTGAGAGTAACAAACGGCCATCCCGAGAATTACACAATCGGGCAACTGCGTCGTGATAACCCGAATACCTCGTTCCCGAAGACGATCCCAGATGCTTTGCTCGCCGAGTATCGGATTTATCCGGTGACAGTTCTACCCCAGCCAACTACGGCAGAGTGGGAGGTGGCTACGCGCACTGATCTGCCGACGCTGGTTGACGGTATCTGGACCCTCGGCTGGACGGTTACACAGGTTCCAGAAGAGAAGGTGGAGCGGTCTGTTCGGGATCGGCGTGACAGGCTGCTCAGCCAAACTGACTGGATGGCCCTGACCGATAACACGATGACCCAGCCGTGGGCTGACTATCGTCAAGCCCTGCGGAATGTGACTGACCAAGCTGGGTTCCCTTACAATGTAACTTGGCCGACGAAGCCGGAGTAAGTTAGATGCTTGGGTTCAGACCGCTTGCTGATGCACCGACCGGGGGTTCCGCTGCGGACCCCACGATCATCTACGCCGACGGCGATCTGATCGCGGCGGGTCACACCTTTGCTGGTACGACTTCATCAACCGACACGATCTACGCCGACGGCGACCTGAGTGCTGCGGGTCACACCTTTGCTGGTACGACTTCATTAACCAACACGATCTACGCCGACGGCGACCTGAGTGCTGCGGGTCACGTGCTAGGTGCCGCAGGGTCTATCTCGGAAGTGGTCTACGCCGACGGCGATCTGAGCGCGGCGGGGTCTGCGCTCTTCGGTTCGGACTTGTTCCGCCGCGAGATTGTATCACCGCGCCCACCGCTGAACCTGTTCGAGCGTACTTACAGGTCCACTGATGTTCGGGTTCTTGGTGGGTGGACCTACATCATGCAGCCTCCGACGTACTTGGTTCCAGATGAACTCTCTGCCGGTGTGTTTTCTGAGCGTGAAGTTCGGTATATTCTCACCGCCCTGTCCTTTCATGGCGACCCCGCAGACGTCTCGATTAAGATCGTCAACTTCGACGACCGCACGAGCAGGACGCTGGTGGAAAACCTGTTCGTACTAAGTGGATCAAGGTACACCTTTCCGGCAGCGCGATTTGTAATGAAGAGCCAAGATGCGTTGTTCGTCAAAGCCACACCCGGAGCTGAACTGACAGTCTCGGCCCACTACGTCGCGAACCAGAGAGAGGTATTCTGATGGGTCCGCTATGGAAAGCAACGCGCGATCTGCACCACAAGGCTGAGGGCCACCCCCTCGCCAAGCGGATGGTCGACGGTTCGATCACTGCGCAGGATTGGTGCGACTGGCTGCACGCCCACTGGGTCATCCAGCAGGCCATCGACCCGCATCTGCCCGCCCACGTCCGCCGCACGGACGCGCTGGCGCAAGATTTGCTTGAACTGTTGCCGGTGTTCCCGGCGCTGTCTCCGGCAGCTTCCGGCTTCGCGCGGTCGCTAACGGATCCGGTCTCGATCTTCGGGACTGCCTACCTGCTCATCGGCGCTCACCGGCGCGGCGGACGGGTCATCGAGAAGGCCATGCAGGACCACGGGGTCTCGCTACCGGCCAACCACATCAAATTCGACCAACCCCAAGAAGCGGAGCTGTTCGTCAAGAGGCTGCGGGACATCCCGCACATCGCCGACGGCGCAAGACGAGCCTTTCAAGCTCTGTTCGACGTCATGGAAGAGATCGAAGGCAGAGAGGGCCGCTAAACATGGAATTGACACTCGTCTGGAGCGGCTTGCTCACCTTCTTCTTTGGCCTTCTCAGCTGGGTGTTGCGAACCTACGTCTCAGAGTTGCAGCGGGTGACGATCCTGCTCAATCGCACACGCGAAGAGCTGGCCAAGGAGTACGTCACCAAGGGCGAAGCCCACGCCGACATCAACCGCGTCATGAACCGGCTGGAGGCGCTGGACAGCAAGCTCGACCGGCTACTGGAAAGCAGAGCACAAGGGAGAGATAAAGTATGACCAAGCTAGCCTATGACCTAGCCCGAGCGGACATCGGCACCAAGGAATGGAAGAACGGCCACAACCCGAAGGTCGTGCAGTACTTCGCCGACGTCGGCCACAGCTGGGTGAAGGATGACGAGACCGCATGGTGCGCCGCATTCGTAGGTGCCATGCTCAAGCGCGCAGGCATGCCTCAGACCGGCAAGCTGGCCGCCAGATCCTACCTCGAGTGGGGCGAGCGCGTCGACCTCGACGAGGCCCAGCCCGGCGACATCGTCGTGTTCTGGCGCGGGTCGCGCGACAGCTGGCAGGGTCACGTCGGGTTCTACGTCAGCCGTGACGGCGACGGCATCCAAGTTCTGGGTGGCAACCAAGCCAACCGCGTCGGCATCGAAACCTATTCTGGCGACCGCCTGCTGGGCGTTCGCAAAGCCCCCGGCACCCAAGCACCCACATCGGTGCGTGTGGCCGCCACAGCGCCACGTCAGAGCCCGACACAGTCCAAGACAGTTCAGGGTAGCGCAGGCCAGCTGGTGGCCGCTGTGCTGGGCGGTGTAGGCTCTCTGGCTGCCCTCGACGGTCAGGCCCAGATGGTGGCCATGATCGTCTTTGCCGTGGTCGGGCTGCTGGCTGCGTGGATCATGCGCGAGCGCCTGCGCAAATGGTCCGAGGGCGACCGGTGATCCTGTCCCGGGTCAAGCTCTGGCTGGCTGCCGCTGGTGCGGCCATCATCGCGCTGGTGACCATGTACCTCAAAGGCCGACGGGATGCCGCAGAGATTGCCCGCCTGCGCGAGCTGGAGGGCTACAAGGAAACGAGGGAGCGCATCGATGATGCTGAGATCCATGGTAATGATCCCGCTGCTGCTCGTGAGTGGCTGCAGCATTACGCCGATCAGGAACGCGGACGCGATCTGTGACGGCACGAGAAAAGCCCGCGCCGATCTGGCGCAGGCTTTAGTTGCGGATGGTGGTGATCAATCTGTGATGGCGGGTCAGGTGCTGCTGTCTCAGCTGCAGGGTGCCTGCCTCTAATCGATCAGGCCTTGGCGCTTCCACCGGATGCGCAGCCGATCAACCGCAGACCAGAACGCATCCCGATCTTTGTCTGGCACATAGACCGACAGGCGCACCAGCCCCTTGTCCAACTGCCGCTGGTGATATGACCGCTGCGCTTTGATGTGGCTGCTGGGGTTTTCTTGCTTAGGTACTGGCATCTGTGTTCTCCTTCGGTCGGTCATCTGTGCCTATGCCACGCCGCTCGTATGCCATCAGGAACGCGATGCAGCATGACGCATGCCACAGGTGTGACACGCCAGTCTCTGGGTCGAGGTCTTCACCGCGCCACCACGCCCACATGTGGCGCATGAGCGCCGAGAACGGGCGGTGCCATGCCATGCCCAGCTCCCAGTTCCGCTCGCTGTACTTTCGGGCCCCGAAGTCGAGCACTGCCGCCGTGCCCTCGAGGAGCTCCGGCGGCAGCAGGTGCATCGGCACCTTGTGCTGATCGTGCTTGATGCCCTCGCTCACAGCGCGTCCTCGATGATGTTGGTGATCTCCGCGTCGACGGTCAGCTCGCGGATCTGGTTGAGCACAAGACGCAGATCCTGAACCCGGCCCGCGAGCGCGTCGATATCCTGCTGGTAACCGCGTTCGATCTCACGGCGTTCATCGCGGTACTCGATCGCGCAATGCTCGGCCTCGTGGAGCTTGTCCTCGAGCATGTCGAAGACAAAGCCAAGCTCAGGGTAGCGGGCGCGCAGGCCGTCGAGATCGGGGCGGTCGGTGCCGCTGGCGAGGTCGATCTGGGCGATGGCAAGGGTGGCGTCGAAAGGCATGGTGGTCTCCTCAGATGTGGTTGATGCATTCGGGGCCGAAGCCCGCTTCGATGGATGCCGGGTCGGTCAGGGTCCGACCGCAGCGGGCGCAGCGGCCCTCGTGCCAGATCTCGAGCTGCTCAGGCATCTTGCCTGCCGAGAACTGACGCAGCGCCCAGTCCAGCCCGAGGAACGCAGGGTGGCTGGGGTTGCCCTTGCGGCCCGGGATCAGGGCGTTGCCGTTCTTGGTGAAGCCGATGTACTCGTAGTCCTGCTCGTTGTTCTGGCCGACCAGCAGGCTGGCAAAGAACACGTCGTCGGTGTCCTTGGCCTTCGACACGCGGTAGGTGTAGCGCTTGCCGGTCTGCTTGGACACGAGCGTGAAGCGTGCGCGACCGCCCAGAACAAACTGCTGGGCGTCGGCGGCGTCGGCGATCAGGTGCGGATGGGTCATGGTCAAGGTCTCCTGTGGTGTGTGTGCCCATGATATAAGATGCTGATCAGCATCGGTCAAGGGCTACACCTCCTCATCTTCTAGCTCACCCCAGCTGGGACCGGTGCCGCCCTCGACCAGTGCGTCGGTCGGCGCGCCCGGAAAGATGTCTAGGTAGCCAGCCACCATGTCCTTTTTCATCCACTGCAGCGCCTCGGGTGCATCCTCGATGTAGGCCTCATCGATCAAGGCGTCGTGGATGGTCGCAGCCATCCGGGTGCCCATATGCTTGCCGTGATCGGCGGCCTCCTCGAGGCGTGCCCGGTGGCGAATGATCGCCCGGGCCATGACCGACAGCGCGGCGCGCTGCACTGGATAGTTTGCGCACTTGGGCAGGGCAGGCCTCTTGCCCATATAGATCGTGCCGCCGTCCACCATTGGCAGGAACCCAGCCCCATCCCCAAGCGCGTGGTTCATCATCGTGTTGCGCAGGCCGAATGCCTTGGGGTAGCGGTCGGCCCAGAAGTCAATCAGCTCCAGTGCCCGGGTGATCGAGGTGCGCAGCGTTCCCGACAGGCCAAGCGACCCTGACCCGTAGATGATGCCGAACGATACGCCCTTGGCCTTCGATCGGATCTCTTTGCCCTCGGGTGTCTTCTTGTCGATCTTGTACCCGGCCATGTACGAGCCGACCTCGCTGTGCAGGTCGCCATGCACGCAGTCGTACAGCAGCTGGTCATCCTCGCTCAGCAGCGCCAGCACCTTAAGCTCGATGCCGCTGTAGTCGAGCGACACCAGCCGCTTCTTTGGCGGCGCAATGAAGGACAGGCGCACGCTGGTGTGCTCGCCCAGCAGCTCGCGATCGCGGGGGAACTGCTGCGCGTTCGGCGAGCTCGAGCTGAACCGGCCGGTGACGGCGCGCGAGATGTTGTAGCTGGGGTGCAGGCGGCCGTCGGATGCTCCCTGTGCCATGTTGATCAGCTTGTCGCCGAAGTTCGACAGGTACTGGTTGATGGTGGTCAGGTCTGCGATGTTGAACAGCACCTCGGCCAGCGGCCCTTCGCCACCTGCGAGCGCAGCCATCTCCTTGCAGGTCGAGGTCTTGCTCTCAAGCTGCCCTGCCTTTTCTGTGCGCGGCCAGTGGGCGAGGTATTCGTCAGGCAGGATCTGGCCAAAGTAATCCGACCACTGCTTCGGCGACCGCAGGTTCTCGACCTCACCCTCGCTGACGAACTGGCGGATGTTGGCCTCGAACACCACCCGCTTGGCCTCCCAGCTGGCCACCAGATCCCGGTGCCGGGCTTGGTCAAGCAGCAGGCCGGTCTCGCGCATCTCGTGGACCGGTACGATCAGCGCGTCAAACATCGCCTGTGCCTCGCGGGCAGGCGGGTATTCATCCAGCTTGGCCTGCCAGTGCTGCCATAGCTTCCACGTCCACAGGGCGTCGTCTGCGGCGTACCTGAGCTGCTCTGCTGTCAGCTTCTTGGCCCCCCAGTTCGACACCTGCTGATCCTTTGGCATCTCGTGCTTGAGGTCGACCTTCAACATCTGGGCCAGCGACATCTGATCGCCACCCATGCGGGCACGCCGGGTGTGTGCCACCTCGATGACCTTGACGTGCGGCGCGTCGGCCGCGTCGAACCACTGGTATTCGAACCCGGCATTGAACGCGATCCATGTGCCGGCCTCGAACCACTCGGCATACGGCGCGAACGATCCGCCCTCGAGCGCCCAGAAGTCGATGACCGCCCAGACATCGTCGTTGCAGATCTGCGCCAGCCTGACCTCGCTCTCCTGCGGGCGCAGGCCTGTGGTCTCGAAGTCAAGCGCGGCGTGTCCGGTGCCAATCAGGTCGAGCAGATCGTTCAGCTCGTCCTCGGTCGTAATCATCTGGTATTCCATGTGTGCC